GTATGGTCCAACTTACGCATATATGTGCCAGAATTAGCTCGTGGCACAACAATTGCATACTCGATCTTTGGTTGAACGCGATAAGCGTGTTCACCAATACGATTAAAGAAAGCATCTGGAAAAGTAATAGATTCCAATTTCACATTCATATCATTTGTAGTATACAACAACAATTCTGCATTGGAAAAAGTATTTTTATCATGCAGAGCGGCCATATGTAAATGTTGTGGAAATGTATTACAAGAGCGAATAACCTCAAAAATTTCGGGATTGGCAGCAGTCTTGTCATCTTTCATCTGAAAAGCATCATCATAAATAACAATCTTCTGACCTTTATACCCATCCCAAAATTCTGTTTCAACTTGACGTCCATAAACTTGATGATGGAAATCTTCTTTCTTCATCAAACCCATAGTACGCAAAACATCAATACACAAAGGGTAAACCATTTCTGTTTTACCTACAACAGATTCACCAGTGAGCCAAACACAAACAGGACGCATACGAGGACCTCCACCCTTAATGGGCGAACATGATACATATTCAAACAAAGCACGGGCAGGAATCAAAGAACTTGTCACCAATCTATCCATATCGCGATCCAATAAAGGATCAGCTTTAAACTTTAAACCACGATGGTACAAGCTTTCAGCTTTGTTTGCAACAGTAATGTCAGTGTCAATTTTATTTCGTTGTTCCAGCTCGAGGAAAGAACGAACTTCCTTGGCCCACTCATGGATTTCTCCATAAAGGCCATGGAAACGTCGTAATTCCTCTCGAGTCTTACCCAACACCAACATCTTAACATAATCGGTAGCCAAATTAAAGTATTCGGAACAATAATCCATAATTTTCTTTGAACCATCCAAAGCTTTTGGAATACGGTCCAAACGTGAAATATAATTGTCCCAATCCTGTTTCCCAGGTATTTTACGAATACAAAAGAAAGCAATAACTGCAAATAACAATTTTCCGCAAGTATGGAAATATGGATGATAAATAGTCTCTTCTAAACCAGCTTTAAATTCTGGCATAGTTTGGACTTGACGACGTATCAACTTTGATTTCAATTCCATAACAAGCTCCATAATTTTACCATCCAGACCATAGAACTTACAAATAAAAACCAATAATACAGCTAAAGCTGTCTTATATCGTTTCATACACATCATAAGTTTAACAACCACACAAATAAGTGTCAATTTAATTAAATCATCTTTAACATTGACATACTTATCTACTGCATGGGTAAAATGGGCCTGCATATTAGCTTGTAATCCAGGTAAACTATTTTCCAAGAAGTCACACATTCGATTCAAATTTGCGCTCATATCTCCCATCGTACCACGCATATCATCAAAAATTTGGCAATACACTCTGGTATGATTGGATTTAATCTGTTGACGCAAATGTTTAATCAAAGTCTTGATTTTATCATCACGACGATGCAATGCATTTTCCAACTTCACAACTCTAGGGTCGTTATAGCGATATTGTGAAGGGCGCGATTGCACAGGGCCTGGGTTAGTTTCAACATCTCCAGATAACATCAAAAGACGTTCAATAATGGCCCATTCAGATGATAAGTCAAGATCACTCAACATAAATCTAAATCTATAAGGTAAGTGGAACATAGCCAAATGTTTGACTTCATCCCACATTATTTGTGACAAAAATTTATACATTTTCTTATCAGTAGGTTGAAATAATATTGAAGTGAAGTCATAATCTTCACCTTCATTAAAATCCCAACATTTCAAATCATGTACAAATTCAGTAAAATCTGTTATATCCTGGCCAAAATAAAAAGCACCAACACATGTATGATACATTTCTGCAACAACAGGTCCTGGATTTGTTTCAATATCACCAGATAATAACAACAAAGTTTTGGCACAATTCAACATATGACGATCCAAATAAATCTTGTCATGGGTCTTACAGTTCTTTCGAATCAAAACAACAGTTGGTTGATAAGTTCCAAAGAAAACCAATTCACCATTACAATTAATATAAACATCATCACCATATAACTGTGCCTTCATATCAATCAATCGTTTAGAATTGCATATAACATAATCAAGAGCCGAGTTCTTCAACAAAGTATTCAATACGGTATTTTCATTTGTAGTAAAAGACATGATCAATATAATGGTTGGCTATTTGTACTCGTTACTTCATAAAGAAATGAACTTTCCGTTCGCCAGATTAATAAAATTTTACAATGGGAACCTCACGAGGTTGTGTGCAACTGTAACTAAACGCCAGTGCCGTATCCCAAGGGATAAAACTAAACACATTTAACATATCAAGTTAAATGATAACTAAAAGATCCTATATAAAACGAAGATACGTGTTGGAAAACTCCATAATACATGACTAACATGAGCTGTCCTAGTCCGCAACTAGTAATTCCTCAGACACCAGAATTATATAGAATTCAGTCTTATTCTCTAAAAGTAAATTAAAATTAAAATGTGTTGGTAACCTAAATACCGACTGCATTAACAATGGAACTTTTATAGCC